AAGTAAGTAGTATTTCTGGAACGGGCTTTACTGTTCACTTTAAAAACTCATCAAATGCTTCGATTGATAGAAATTTCACCTATCAGGCTGTCGGATTTGGTAAAGGAGGGTAGAATATGCACAAGGTAGCTTTTTAAATGGCACAGGTATCAGATTACAGTATTGCTAATGGAACGGGAAGTGCAGTCCGTACCGACTTAAATAATGTTTTTGCTGCTATACAGAGTTTAAATAGTGGGTCAGCAGATCCTAGTGGTACACAAGTTGCGTTTCAGTTATCAGTTAATACAACATCTAATCTGTTAAAAATAAGAAATGCAGCTAATAATGGCTATATCGAAATTGGTAATGTTACACAGGCAAACTTAGGTTTAGCTCCAGTTGCAGGAGCAACATTTACTGGTGATGTAATACATAATTACACAACAGCTTTACAGATACCTGTTGGAACTACTGCACAAAGACCTGGTTCTCCATCAACAGGAGACTTTAGATTTAATAGTACGACCACTTCTGCTGAAATATATAATGGGTCTGAGTTTACTGCTGTGGGAGGCGGTGCTGGAGCTACTGGAGGAGGTAATGATGAAGTATTTTTTGAATCGGACACTAATGTAACGACAGATTATACGATAACATCAGGAAAAAATGCACATACAGTAAGCCCGATTGTAAATGCTGGAGTTACTGTAACTGTGCCTTCTGGCAGTTTATTAGTTATTATTTAATTATGAGCTTAGAACTTTCTGGAACAACTGGTGTAAAAGGTGTAGCAGGATCAGTTTCCGCACCAAGTATCGTTGGAGATGACACGAATACAGGGATAAGTTTTCCTTCTGCTGACACTATCAAGTTTTCAACTGGTGGTGTTGAAAGGTTATCAATTACAAATAGTGGCCTAAGTGGTGATGGTTCTGGATTATCTGGTATTTCTATGGGAATTTCAGATTTTGACATTTGGTATTTAACAGCAGATACAGTAGGCAACACAAGTCCAGTACAAAATAATTGGTCACGATGGACAGGTCATGGTGGTACAGGTTCAGTTACATTTGCTGCTCCTTCATCAGGTTATTGGACATTTCCCTCTACTGGTTATTGGCTTATTGAGTGGCATGCAAGATTTCAAGTGACTAATGCAGAAGAAAGGGGTTGTAACGCAGATATCTATGTAACAACAGATAATACTACATATTCTTTTGTTACTCAAGCAAGTGTTAATATGATTCAAAATGCTTTAGCAGTTAAAGGAAATGCAGTAGCAAGATATATTTTTGATGTTCAAAATGTTTCAACGCATAAAATGTTTGTTTCATCTGGTTATCAAATGGTATCTGGGACATTAACTGGTAATGGATCATATTTATACAGCCATGTAAAATTGTTTAAATTAAAGGACACATAAGATGGATTCTCAAACAGGCAGACCTAATAACATTACTGATTACTTAAACACCCTTGGCACAGGTGGGTGGTATGGTTTTAGTGATAATAACAATCAAGTTTATGCAACATTAATAGCTCATGATGGAAGGACTTTACCTACAGAAACAGAGTGCACTAATGGACTCGCTGCATTACAAGCAGCATGGGATTTGGAAAACGATAGTTACAAATCTCAACGTAGAGCAGAATATCCAAGTATTGAAGAACAGCTTGATACGATTTATCATAGTGGTGTAGCTGGTTGGAAAACTGCGATTAAAACTATCAAAGACAAATATCCTAAACCATGACAGCAAAGATTAAACTAAACGCAGCATCAGGTGGTGGGTCTATAAGTATTCAAGCACCTTCATCATCTAGTAATAATAGAGTTATATCTTTACCTGACATTGCAGATGGAACGCTTTTAACAAGTACAAGTTCTCTAGATTCAACTAAGTTATCCCCTGCTATAACTGAAGGTAAGCTTCTTCAACAAGTACAAGCTAACTATTCAACAAATACACTTTCTACAACAACAAGTTATGCAAACACTGGATTAACAGCAAGCATAACTCCTTCAAGTTCCTCAAATAAAATTTTAGTTATAGTTTCACAGTGTTATAGAATTTACAGAGGTGGAGCCACTGCTGCTGCTGCTAAAATCAAAATTTTTAGAGAACAATCTGGAGTTGAAACTGCTGTAAGTCAGCCTGAAGATTATTTATTGTATGATGAACATGGTGGTATTAGTTCTGTATATGTGTACGATATTTTTACCCAAATTGTCCAAGATTCTCCAAATACAACATCTGCTGTAAGTTATAAAACAAAACAAGGTATATATGTAAGTGGTTCTGCCATACAAACTCAATATAATGGAGAATCCTATATCAATTTATTGGAGATAGCACCATGATTATAGATATAGCAGATGCAATGTTATCTTTAAAACCAAATGCTAGTTTTGTTTTAAGTGGAACATCATATTCTGGTCTTGATTGGCAAGATGAAACGGAAACAAAACCTACTGAATCTGAAGTAAATGCAGAAATTACAAAGTTAACTAATGCAGAACCTATGAGACTTTTAAGAGTTCAAAGAAATAAATTGTTAGCTGCTTGTGATTGGAGAGCAAGCTCTGATTTAACACTTTCAACAGCCTGGAAAACATATCGTCAAAGTTTGCGTGATTTACCAGCTAGTGCATCGCCAAAGTTAGATGCAAATGGTAATTTAGATATGTCATCTGTCACTTTTCCTACTGAACCAAGTTAATTATGTCAGAGATCAAGGTAAATTCGATAAAAGGCGTGGCAGCATCAACGGCTGCACTAACGATCAACAATACTGATGGAACGTGTACTGCCAATATCACTAATAACTTAAGTAATCGTAATTTAATAATTAACGGAGCTATGCAAGTGGCTCAACGTGCTACGTCATCTACAACTTCTGGTTTTGGAGACTTAGATCGTTGGAAACATGAATATGGAGTCGTAGACGAAAGTCCGACTTTTGCTCAAGTTTCTCTTACATCAAGTGATACACCATATACTTTTGGTTTAACTAAAGCAACAAAAATAACAAATGGTAATCAAACAAGTGGACTTCAAGCAACGTCAATAATCAACTTTATGCAAGCTATTGAAGCTCAAGATATAAGAAATAGTGGTTGGAATTATACATCTGATACAAGTTTTATTACATTGAGTTTTTGGGTAAGAGCTAGTGTTGCTCAAAATTATCATGGTTTTATAAAAACAGCAGATGGTACAAATTATGCTTATCCTTTTGAACTTGGCTCTTTAAGTGCTAATACTTGGACAAAAATTACAAAAACCATTCCAGGTAATTCTAATCTTACTATTAACGATGATAGTGGAGCAGGGTTACAAATTTTTCCTATAACTTTTCTTGGTACAGGTTATACAGGTAATTCAATAAATAATGATGCTTGGATGACTTGGAATTCTAGTACAAGAACAAAAGATCAAACTACAACATGGTTTACAACCAATGATGCAACATTTGAAATTACAGGAGTTCAACTAGAAGTAGGTAGCGTGGCAACAGATTTTGAGCATAGGTCATTTGCACAGGAACTTGCTTTATGTCAGAGATACCTATATGTACCAATTAAAGATGATGGTGTTATATCAGGAAATATGGCACTAGGAGGAAGTGGTAGTTTTTATAGTAGTAATCAACCTTATATGAATATGGATTTTCCTGTTACAATGAGAGCAGCACCTACTTTAAGTTGCGTAAATAAAACAAATGCGTTTCAATTTCCTAGTGCTGGTAGTGCTTGCCCTACACCTACATTATCAATGATTCACGCACATACAAATGCTTGTACTTTGAACGCTACTACCACACAAAGTGTAACTGCTGGCTTTACATCAAACCCACTTTTTGCTTCAGACCAAACTTCAACTGATGATGGAGTTTATCTTTCTGCGGAGCTATAGTTATGGCATTATATAAATTTTTAAAAAATCCATTAACTGGAGAAATATCAACTGTTACAAAAACTAATGACAGTACAAAAACAGTCTGTATTCCACTTGACCCAAATAATACAGATTATCAAGAGTACCTTGAGTGGGTCGCAGAAGGAAATACAGCCGACCCTGCTGACTAATTAATCTTTTCTTGCATCTGCCTTGTCATTATTCCCATAGTGACGTAGAGAGGGGATAGGGCTACAATAAGCAGTAATACAAGCACACTTGTAAAAGATAGTGCTTTTAAAATTGCAAATTTAATCATGTTTCAAAAAATTGCTAATATTCTTAGCATAGTTTCATTTGTAATGGTAGCTTCTATGAGCGGTGGAGCGTACCTTGGATACAAATATGTAACTTCAGAACAGTTTAAATCAAGAGTAATGAATGAAATTCTTGGAAATGTACAGGGAATGATGCCAAAGGTATTAGAAAAAGGATTGCCTGACATTACTGGTCCATCTTTACCATTACCACCAACAATGGGTGAATCAAAAATATGAAATGTTATTGGTGTGATACAGAATTAATAATAGGTGGAGACATTGATATCGAAGAAAATATGAGTGGCTATCCTGAGTTTTCTGTGATGACTAATTTATCTTGTCCTAAATGTTTTTCAGAGGTAGAAGTATTGAAAAAAAGAGATGCCTTCGATTGAAATACCTGATATTGAAATTCGAGAGATATATATTCCAGACGTTCCAGAAATATATAGTCCACATTATATTGAAATAGCAAAACCACCAGATATTGATGTTCCTGGTTGTACCTATCAACATCGTGATATAAAAAATACTGGTAATCGTAATTTATTACTGGAAGATCCAAATGGTGTATTTACAACGTGTGATTTTCCGTTCCCTAGTTTCATTCCTCTTGATTATACACCTGAGAATCTTGTCATTACAGAAGAAGCACCTATTAATAATGAGACACCACCTCTTCCAGAAACACAGACACCAGATGCTACGATTCCAGAAAAAAAAGATGAAGAGATAGTTATTCCTGATTGCCCTGGCAAAAATAACAGAAGGGTAGGAGAGTTTACATCAGAGTTGCGTACAGAGAGAGTCAAAGGTTATAAGAGGGGAGAAGATGGTATTGAATGTATTGCTATCTATGAAGACGTTCCGTTTATCGATCAATACATCCCAACTGCTAGTGCTGTTGTTAATACAGTTATTATTGCTACTGTCGCTGCCTCTACTCCATTATTACTTAATGTGATAAAACCATTAGTAAAACAAGTCATAAATAAGTTTACAAAAAAGAAAAAAGAGAAGTAAAATAATAAAACCTTATTCACCATGGCGAAGGATAGGGTGTCTAGGTAGGCAAGTTAATACCCGTGCTTGTCTACTGCTTAATTTTATGAGTATGTGGTATAACTTGATTTGGTGGGATAGTAACAACAATATCTTCACAGGTAACAGCACTAGGAGTATTTGGTTTGAAAGTTACTCCGAGCTTTGCCTGTTTTGCACACTGCTCCAAACGATATAAACTGATTTCCATTTTAGTTTTCTTAATTAATAGTTTTTGAGCTTCTATATTTACCATCGTTGCTTCATGGCAAAGAGCAGGAGATTTTCCTAGTGGAATATTTATCTGAGCAGAGATACCATAGTTCAAATTGTAATTATCTTTTTCAAACCTAGGAGTTTCTTGAACATATTTTATCTCTCCAGTATTTTCGTCATATATGTTTTGCCTAGTGACTTGTTCTATTGGTCTATTAAATGACCAAGCATCTGTTACATAAGGAGTAATTGTTAAGCTAGGAGAAGCACAGACAATGCCTTGACTCATCTTGAAAGATGGCATAGCTGATGGCGTGATCATAGTCGCATTGTTATTTACCACGCCCTGTGCGTTACTGCTCGGAGATGCAACAGTTGTATTAGCCAAAACCCTTTCTGGGCAAAGGATTAGAACTACTGCCCAAATGTAGTTGTAGTTTCTGTGGTTGTGCTTGTATTTATTTGGCGAGTTATAGTTGTTGTCGTATCCAGCCCTGGAGTAATGAGCGTTTCTTGTAGAGAAAAGGCTGCTCCATTGTTTACGATTCCCCAACGAGGTATAGCTTCTAAGTTTGGTGAAGTCCAATTAAAATTTACTCCCCCGACTGTTTGTTCATTC